ATGAATAAGGGTTTTTATAATAAATATGGTTATCTTTTGGGGCTGGCTCTTAAATTATTCATCTTTGCTGCATTGGTGGCAAATGTTATTTCTAATAAGTTGAACATTCATGTTTCAGATGTTATTTCATTTTTGAGTGATAATGTTTCAGGCATATTTAGTGCTGTAATTGTGACAGCTATTGCCTCATCTTTAATATCATATGTAAACAAAGGAATTGGAGGCTCAAGAAAAGATTCGCAGATAAATGATTCTTACGAGAAGTTGAAAAGTGAACTTGCCTCATTAAGGACTGAATTCAATCAGCTATCTGCAAGTGGTGCAAGTAATGTTGATAGAATAGATTTTGCACCAAATGAAAAAGCAGAACTAATTGAGTCGGCAAAGAAACGTATTGTTGGAAATACATTATTAGCTGCTGACGTAAGTTTAAAAAATGATATAAGTTCATTTAAATATCAAATCGAAATAAATAAACATTATAGTGATATTGTTTATAGGCTCGAAAACGAGATAGATAGGCTTAATCGACGAGGGGGTGTAAACCTTGGTATCGGCGCGCTTATAGCATTATTCGGTATATTATACCTTGGTTATACTGTAACTGACCATGTGGTAATAAATGATAAGCTTGAATATATTATCCACATGGCGCCAAGATTATCTTTTGTCATTGTTGTTGAGTTGTTCGCTTATTTCTTTCTTAAACTGTATAAAAATGGATTTGAAGAAGTTAAGTATTTTCAAAATGAGTTGACAAATATTGATGCTAAAGTGTTAGGTATAAAATTTTTAAAAGATGTTCGCAATGAGGAGTTGATGAGCGAGGTTATTAAAAACTTAATGTCAACTGAAAGGAATTTCGTTTTGGAGAAGGGACAGTCTACTGTATCTCTTGAGCAGCAAAAAATTAAAAGTGAGAGTGAAAAAAACATCATGGAAATAATGAAGGGGTTCATCAATGTTAAGAAATGAATTTGAGCTCTCAAAGTGAGATGTCCAAGGTCTCTGACAGGAAAGGCACATGATAACTCTTATGCATCTTTCCTGTTATCAAATCAGTATCATTCTTTATACCATTTCTGAATTATATTTTTTTGTTTATACAGCTATGGTTGTCCAATCTTTCCCTCTGTCATCATGGTATCGAGCTGTTTGGTTCGGTGATTTATGACCGAGTAGTTTCTGCGTATCGATCCCTTGAGCTTCATATAAACGTTCTGCCAGTGACCGTTGCTCGTGAAACGTTGCAGGTGTACCATCACCCCATTCAATCTCAGCTTTATCCCGTGCTTTGCTGAAATTCATTGTAATGGTGTTTGATTTCACTTGAGCCCCACGTTCAGCCTGAGAAGTAGCGCGGAAAAAATGAACCAGATATGGACTTACTGCGTAATCCCGGCACCGTGCAACTACTTCGCGCAAGTTCCAGTTGATTGCGTTTAACCTCAGCGCGAGGGGAATGGCGATCTTACTACCGGTTTTCTCTTGGATAATGTGAAGGTGGTCATCCCAGATATCGCTGAACTTCATGTTCGAGATATCCCCCAAACGCTGACCAGTAACAAGGGCTAAAAGCATAGCGTTACCCATATACTTGTGGTTTGCGTCGGCAATATCGAAAATTTTCTGCCATTCTTCCAGATTAAGGCGTTGCCGCGTTATACGTCGGCGCGGCTGTTTTGTTGCTTGGGCAGGGTTGTACCCGGGGGGAACCTCCCCATAATGTTGAGCTTCTTTAAATACATCGATTAAAACTGAGCGTATCACCTGCGCCATTCTGGGTTGGCCATCTGAAATGTAGGCTTCCAGTATTTCAGCTATATCTCGCACATCTACCGACGAAATCAGCTTCATACCTACTCGCTCACGGAGCAAAGCTACTGGTTTTGCCTTTTGCTTATAGGTGTTCAGCTTAATATCGCCGCTATCCAGTCTTTCACCCTGGATCTTCCAGTAACGGTCGAGCCAGGTGTTTGTGGTTATAGCTTTACCTTTGCTGGTCGCGATTTTGTCGCTTATCGCCATGATCTGGCGAGAGCGCTGCTCAGCTATGCGAGTATTCGCCTCGGTAGCAATTGCTATTGCCTCTGCTTCGTCAGTACCGAGGGCGTGAAATTTTCCCGTGATAGGGTGCTTATAACGCCAGTAAACCTTGTTGACCTTGCGGCTGTATAGTGGATAAAGATTCGGTACGCTGACATTATTTTTACGGGGTCTGGCAGCCATCGTTAAGGATCCTTAATAACTTTGGTGAATCAGAATTCTTGATAATGGGCGACACCAATTCGCCAACCAGTTCCGCATCTTCACGTACACGCCACAATCTCCCTTGCTTCGTCGCTGGTGGAGAAAAAAGGTTTTGTTTTGCATAACGGCGAAGTGTGGAAACACTCGGCGGATTGCTGCGATATTTATCTGCTGCCCATTCCTCAAGCGTCAACATCTGAATCATGGTCGGTTCTCCACTGCCGGCTGCAACCGGCTATTTCAATCGGTACGCACATGACGAGCAGCCAAGCCTGGCTCCGTCGTTACATTTCAAACAAATTTCAGGTTCGCTGGTGGCCGGAGCCACCAGTTTCATGATCGGGGCAGGGACCAGCACCGGCATTGGAACTCGCTGGCGCCTGGCTTCCTCCAGTAATTTTGCCAGTTCCAGCAGCCGCGCTTTGCAATCCATTGCCTCAGCGCGCCACCATGCGATATCTTCACGCAGCCTACGTTGTCGCCGCAGTTTTAGTTTGCTGGGCATCAAATCCCCCTTTGCCTGCGCTTTAATTCGATAATTCCCTGACACTCTGCGCACGTCTGGCAGCCGGGAACAGCAGCACGGCGTTGTGCAGGGATATCTTCGCCGCACTCGCTACATTGCTCCGCTGGTATAGCGTTGCGGTCGATACGCATGCGCTGAATGGCCTGGCTGATGTTCTGCTCTACCAGTTCATTGGCCTGATCGATGATTTCAGCCGCCATCATGCATCTCCTTCATCTGCTCAAACTGACGGGCGATAGCAGCAGCTTCAGGCGATGGTGCGGATTTATTGCGAAGCCAGATGCAAACCGCACCATCTTCCGTGTCGTGAATGGAACCAACAAACCAGCCATCGCCGGCAGGCACTTCTGGTTGCCACTTCGAAATGTCGTAACCATCGACAGTCGGATCAATCTCTTCCTCGTCGCGGTAATCTACTGTCCATTCCAGCCCATTAGCGTCCATCCAGGCGTTAAATTCAGCGGTAGGAATATGCTCGCGACCGTCGCAAAATTCCTCGTATACCGGATGTGCCCAGTAACCATACTGATCGCGTTCTACTGGAAGCGCTGCGATTGCTGGTGATGCAGGTGTCTGCTCAGATTCAGCTGATGTTGCTGACTGAGTACGAACCTGGGCGATGTATGCGAGGTTCAGCGCCTCAAGGCGAGAAGACAGCTCTTTAATCAGGTCCGAATAAACACCGTTCTGTTTGATGCTGGTTGCGTAGCTGTTGGCGGTCCTCACAAGCTCGATAATGGTCATTGATGCCAGTTGTTGTCTCATTGCGTTGTATCTCCTTTGCGCGCTGCAACGCGCGATTTTTGGATGCACGAATCCCTCGCCGGGTGGCGATAATTAATGACTGTTCGCTTTAATAAACGCCCGGAGCAGGGCGCTTAATGAAGCGGGCGGCTGCAACCGCCTGTGGCATCTCCACATAATTGAAAGCGCGCTCCGGAAGGGGTTTGCATTAACGACCAGACACTCAGGGGAAGAGGCCGGAACGGGCTTACAGTTATGTAAAAAAATTGCGGCGCCCTCACGGGAAAGATCCGACGCCGCCAAAAACTACCAGTTGGCATTTATACTGTTGTGTGGTGCCAGATGCTTATCTTCTGGTTACCGTCGAAGCGGCTGCAATTCACCACAACTGGAAGCGCACTCCCGCTTAATCACACCTGCCACCCATAACTGATGAGAGAGGGAGTGCGCTTTCATGTTGTGTGCCTGGCTTTTAACCACATCAGGTTCGGTGGTGTCCTGGTGTTCTCACCCAACCAGAAGGACTCGAATATGGACACGGTGCAGCAGCAACAAATCAACCAACTGACTCTCGAAATTGCCCGCCTGAAAGAGGCTCAGGCAGTAGCCGAGAAAAACGTTGTAAACCTCGTCGCACGTTCTGAATTCACCATTGCGCTTCTCTCGGCTCTTATCACTGACGGTACCATCAGCACCGATGATGCTGTGGATTGCGTAGAAAAAGCCCCTGTCGAGATCCCCGGTTACACGGAGAGCGTCGAGCAAGCCCGCCACACCGTTATCGAAATCCTTAGCTATCCGAGAGCACACTTTTAGCCGCCGCGTTTTACCGGACTCTTCCCTGTGGCCACATCGGATCGACACGATGGTGAATCTCTCGGGCATAAGCACGGGGCTGGCTTGTACATTCCAGTTACTCTGAGTACTTCCTCAAAAAGTTGGCTTGGGACAGCTTTACTCAGTTGCCATACCTTGAAGAACTAATATGTACTAAAAGTTCAATTGCGTAAAGTACTAATGGTACACTGATATTATTATTTTATAGTAACATTATGTTTTTTAAATAAATTTAATTGACTTGCGGAACCAAGAAGATAGAAGTGGAAGAGGATTTAGTATCCTTCATAGAAGAAATAAAACTGATGGATGAGGTGTTGTCAGCTTGGCAGAGGGCAGCGAATATTGTAATGATTATGCCGATGCCAGCAACGAGAAGGAGAGGATAAGAAATAACTACCAAATTGGTTCTGTTACAACGTGAAGAGACGCCGATTGAGTAGTCATGAGATCGCTGGGAACAGTTATAAAATTATTGACATTCATATTAAAAGGAATTTATAGCATGAACGTCACCAAGTATTTGATAGTTACTAACTCACTAAAATTTAAGCTACTTGTTGTTCGGCCTGAATTAACCGAATCGCCGCTTGATTGACTGTTGTGACAGGTATCACCCTGATTGAATGTTTATCACCTATCTCTTCAAGAGCATGCAGTGCTTCAGCTAATTTTATAAATTGAGATTTTGAATATATAGGTTCATCTGCTTGGGGGCGATATACAATAAATTCAAATCTGTTACGCTCAAATATATCATGATCTTTAACGGCTAATAAGTCTAGTATCCTGGCTTTATTACGATCGAGATGATTCGCTAAGTTTGTTGGAATCAATCTATCTGTGTTTACTGCTATTTTAGGGCTTAGATAGAATATCTTTGACGGACGAGCCAGGCCATCAACTTTAAATTCTCTATTAAAGTATTGCTCAAGAGACGACTGCTGATATACGACAAGTTCTTTAAATTGGTTAGCCCATGTGTTTTCTGATGAATATTTATCATCATTTTCTTCTTCAGTTGCGAAAAAATCTAGCGATGACAAACTTGCTGTAAGCTGAATTGCTTGTCTCAAAACTCCGGTCATATCACTTGATTGGGCTGAGTTTATATTACCTAATTCTGCACCAATGAAAGGAGATACCCAACCTTCAAAAGTATTTTTTTCTTTAAGGTAGGATTCAAGACTCCTAATAATAATTTCGATTAACTCATTAAAATGATTGTGTTTTTCTCCATACATTGCTTTCACAACATGCGGGCGAATAGCATTACAAACTCTGTAAGTGCCATTTTTAGAATATGCAGCAATTATTATTGTAAATCTTTCTCCAGAGCCCATTATCGGTTCAAAATAAACAGGAGCCCACTTGGCTTCGAAGGTTGGGAAATCTGGCGCTGACTTCATAAGTTCTTCGTAATTAAACATTTAAATAGTCCGCCTGCGCTGGGTTGATCCTTAAACTTATCATGTATTTTAGCAGGTTCTGACGTACAGACAAGTAATTCGAAAGAGCATCTAATACTATGGGGTTGCCTTGTAAATTATTTACCGTAATATTAACGGCATCTTTGTTTATTAGGTTATCCGTCCATGAGCTACCTAAGTTTGATAATTTACTTTTATCCTTATCATTTGTACATTCATTAATAGCTATGGAAAAAAGTTGATTTTCCCAGCTATGAGGTAGTGTTTCCGGTGGGTATGATTGATGTAAGGTTAATCCATGATCAATCAAATGAAATGCATTACCATCATAAAGTAGATTTCCGCAGTGACGATCTGCATTAAAAATTAATTCATCGAAAAAAGATGCCGATTGTAAGTGCACCCATTTTTTTAGCTTATTAAGAATAACGTTAGAGCTTTGCTGATTTTGGATGAAATGATTGAGGTTAGGATATCCAATATCAGCACTCCCAAAAACTGGTTGTTTATTTCCATCGAAAAGTAACAAAGGCTCAGGTATAGGGAGATCCAATTCCCGACCTAATTGTGCACATAATATTTCGCACAATAACTCTCGTTCTGATAGATACTTTGCTATGACAGGGACTTCTTCATTTTCTAAGAGAGCGAATCCTCGCAGGGCACCTCTAATACCTTCCCCAACAGGTCGAGCACCATCTAGAAAAACACCAATTCTGAGTTTATCCATTTTGCAACCTGTGTGTTTTTATTACACCGCACTAAGCTCATTGATGGCGACAATTACTGCGGCACTGAGAGCCGGAAGTAAAGGCTAAATGCGATTATATTTTATTGATTCATGGATCAGCACTTTACCCATCACATAAAGTTGGTCCTGATTTTTTTCTTCTATGTACCACGTTTCATATGCAGGGTTATCAGACAGAACAGCAAGGCGCTCCCCCTGCATCTGCAATCTCTTCACATAGAATGTCTTACCGAAAACAAAACAGTAAATACCATCTGTTGTGAAGTGTCTGACCGAGATGTCAACAAACAGGCGATCACCTGACGTTAGGGCCGGAGCCATACTATCGCCGCTGACCGTCATAACTTTCACATCTTCCGGCACCCGGTTGCCAAACAAATCTCGGGCGTGCGCGTTGGTAAATTCGATGGCGTACAAAACATCGACGTGTTCTGAAAGCATGTATGCGCCATGACCCGCACTAACGGTCAAATCCAGTACATCGACACGGTAAACATCAGCATTTGTACTAGCGCGAGCAGCAATAATGCCGTCCATCTCTGCTTCTCCAAGCAAATATGAACCCGACGTACCGATAATCGACGCCAATTCCTGGAGTCTACCACGTCTAGGTATTGCTTCTCCATTGAACCACTTGCTCACTGCCTTTGGGGTTAGCTTCATCCTTTTTGCGATGTCCGCCTGCCGCCCATGACTATGTAAACCAGCTTTATCACAGGCCAGCGCCAGCCTATGGGAGAAGTCTTTGCGCGCTTTTTCTTCTTGAACCATGAGTTCAATAATAGAGCTACTTGCGTGAACTATCAGTTCCGTCATAATATGTACTTAAAGTTCATAAAGTGAGGTTCATATGAAAGAGGGAAAATTTCCAACCTTATCCGAGGCCATCAAAGATATCGGCGTTATGGCTATCGCTTCTGCTTGTGGTTGTAGTCCCCGCGCCATCTACAAGTGGATGGAAAAGGGCGCTTTACCCCGTACCGATTTTACGGGTGAAACGGACTACGCCGGGCAGATTGCCGAAGTATCCGGAGGCAAGTATTCCGCTGAATTGATCAAATTTATCAGCCGCCCCCAGAAGCCTAACGAAACGAGCACGCAAGCATAACCACATAATCAGGGGGTTAACCGTGGGTAATGATCACTGGAAAGTAGAGAAACAACCGGCGTGGCTGGTGGCGGCAATACGTAAAACTATCGCGGCGCTGCCTGGTGGCTATGCAGAAGCGGCTGAAATTCTCGATGTAACAACTGACGCGCTCTTTAACCGCCTGCGTGACGGCGGCGATCAGGTGTTCCCGATGGGCTGGGCGCTGGTACTCCAGCAGGCGAGCGACACGAAGCACATTGCGGATGCCGTTTCGCGCCAGTCAAACAGCGTTAACGTCCCGCTGGTGGACGTTGATGACATAGATAACGCCGACATCAACCAGCGTCTGATGGAGTCCATCGAGTGGATCGGTAAGCACTCAACCTACCTGAGAAAAGCAACTGCAGACGGGGTGATTGATCCGGCAGAACGCGAGCAAATCGAAGAGAACAGCTATCAGGTAATGACGAAGTGGCAGGAGCATTTAACGCTGCTGTTCCGTGTTTTCTGCGCGCCAGAAAAGGGTGACGCCGGCGAGTTGCAGCTCCCGGCGTCGTGGCGTGTCGATCAAAGTGGAGATACCAACGCATGAACAGTTTAACGGCTAAAAGCCGCTTACCGCAACTGAGGATGATCCCCGTTCCGGGCGCTCCTCTGTTTCGGTATGAGCGCAGATTATCAAACCGCTGGGTGTCATGTAACCACAGTCGGGCGGCAGCAATCGTGGGGGTGTATTACCGGAAGGCGAGGAAGCTATGCGCGAAATCAACCGCAGATTCAGAGACCAGTACGGCATCCCTGTGCGTGTCATCCGCTGGGAGCCAGAAACGCAGCGCGTTATCTACCTGCGGCAAGGTTACGAGCATGAATGCTTCAGCCCGCTTGAGCAGTTTCAGCGTAAATTCAGAGAAATAAAGGAAGACCATGAGCACTAAATTAACCGGTTACGTCTGGGACGCCTGTGCCGCTTCTGGCATGAAGCTGTCCAGCGTGGCAATCATGGCGCGCCTGGCCGACTTCAGTAACGACGAGGGCGTGTGCTGGCCGTCCATCGAGACGATTGCCCGCCAGCTAGGTGCGGGTGAAAGCACTGTACGAACCGCGATTGGCAAGCTGGAGCAGGATGGCTGGCTGACACGTCAGCAGCGCCGCAAGGGTAACCGTAACGCGTCGAACGTTTACCAGCTTAACGTGGCAAAACTTCAGGCTGCTGCCTTTTCTCACCTGTCAGAATCTGACGCCTCAAAATCTGACGTATCAAAATCTGACGTATCAAAATCTGACGTATCAAAATCTGATGGGTCGAATTCTGATGCCTCAAAATCTGACGCGTCACAATCCAGCAAAACAGGCAGTTTTCACCCGTCAGAATCTGGCGGGGATCCGTCAGTAAATTCAAAACAAGATCCATCAGATAAAACACCTTCTTGTCCGGTTGCTGCGCAACCCGACCCGGAAGTGGCAATAACTGATTCAGCGATTGAGGTTCTTTCCCATCTGAACCAGGTCAGCGGATCTCGCTACCAGAAATCACGTACATCGCTGGAGCACATCCGCGCCAGATTGCGTGACGGCTACAGCGTCAGCGATCTCAAACTCGTAATCGACCTGAAGCATGAGCACTGGCACGACAACGACGAGCAGTACCAGTACATGCGCCCTGAGACGCTGTTCGGGCCGAAGAAATTCGAAGGTTACCTGCAAAGCGCCACTCGCTGGGCAGCAAAGGGCCGCCCGCTTCGCGAGACATGGGACCAGAAACGGGAACGCGATATTAATGCGATAAGCCGCCCTGATACAACGATTCCAGCGGGGTTTCGGGGATGAGATACGGATCCGTTTGCAGTGGCATTGAAGCAGCCACCGTCGCGTGGGAACCATTGGGCTGGAAAGCGGCGTGGTTCGCCGAGATAGAAAAATTCCCGGCTGCGGTGCTCGCCTCTCGCTGGCCTGAAGTGGCCAACCTTGGCGACATGACCAAAATTGCCGCGGCGGTTCGCGCCGGAACAGTTGAAGCACCAGACATTCTTGTCGGCGGAACGCCATGCCAGGCATTCAGCATTGCTGGTTTACGCAACGGGCTCGACGACGCGCGCGGAAAATTAACCCTTTCTTATGTGGAGTTAGCAGATGCCATCGACGACAAGCGCCGCGAAGCCGGTGAAGAAGAAGCAATTATCGTCTGGGAAAACGTCCCCGGCGTGCTCAGTAGCAAAGACAACGCCTTCGGCTGCTTTCTTGCAGGACTTGCCGGAGAAGATAGCGAACTGCACCCTGCAGGGGGTAAATGGTCGAACGCTGGTTGTGTGTATGGACCAGCGCGCATTGTCGCCTGGCGAGTGCTCGACGCTCAATTTTTCGCAGTGGCCCAACGACGCAAACGTGTGTTCGTTGTCGCAAGTGCTCGAAGTGGATTCGATCCCGCAAAAGTACTTTTTGAGTTCGAAGGCATGCGCCGGGATACTCCGCCGAGCCGAGAACCGCAATCGGCAGTTGCCGCCCTTACTGCGCGAGGCGTTGGAACGTGTGGCGCAGACGACAACCAGGCACAAGCAGGACATTTACAACCGGTAGTTGGTGCCATCATGGCTAATTCTTTTACAGGTGGGGCAGGCGGACGACCAGAAGGTGCTGCAGCTGGCCATTTTATCCCTGTTGCATTTGGCGGCGGAAACACCAGCGGGAATATTGACGTTGCCGCTTGCTTAACCGCTAAAGGGCAGCGCATCGATTTTGATGTTGAAACCTTTGCAATTCATGGCACACAGGATCCTGATGTTAATAGCGAACTGGCGCATACATTAGGCTGCAATCATGGGCAGGAAAATGCCTGCATCGCCTTCAGCTACAAGGATCATGGTGCTGACGCAACAATTGATTTATCGCCAACCATCCGCGCCGGTAACCACGACACAAGCCACGCCAACAGCGGCCAGCCTCCGGCAGTTGCAAATGCGTTGTCCGTTCGCCGGCTGACACCGCGCGAATGTGAACGCCTTCAGGGATTCCCGGACAATCACACTCTTATTGCGTGGCGCGGCAAAGATGCTGCCGATTGCCCGGATGGCCCACGTTATAAAGCGATTGGCAACTCTATGGCTGTACCGGTAATGCGCTGGATTGGCGAACGCATTGCTGCAGCTTTGCCGGTTGCCGAACCAACCCCGCGCATTTACCAGCGCCCGTTCCTCAAATGGGCTGGTGGCAAGTATTCGCTGCTGCCGGAACTTGACTGCCTCATCCCGGCAGGCAAACGTCTCATCGAACCATTTGTGGGCGGTGGTTCGGTGTTTATCAATTCTGATAAGCATGAAAGCTTTCTGCTGGCGGATGTTAATGCTGACCTAATCAACCTGTACCAGATGCTGACAGTGGTTCCAGAGCTGGTAACCGAGTGGGCCAGGGGATTCTTTGAAAAGCTGAACAATGAAGACAGCTATATCGCCTGTCGTGAAGAGTTCAACAACCAGAAAATGTCCGGGCCTGAGCGCGCCGCCGCCTTCCTGTACATCAACCGCCACTGCTTTAATGGTCTGATCCGCTACAACCGCGAAGGCCGTTTCAATGTCGGCTATGGCAAATACCGCGCACCGTATTTTCCTGCCACCGAAATAAACGCCTTTGTATCTATGTCGCGCCGCTGCGTGTTTATGAATGCCGGTTACATCCGCACGCTGGCGCTGGCAGGTGAGGGTGATATCGTTTACTGCGATCCGCCGTATGAACCGATGCCCGGTACCGCCGATTTTACCAACTATGCCGCCGGGGGTTTTACGTGGGACGACGAACAGGCTCTAGCGCGCTGCTGTGTTGCTGCGCATCAGCGTGGCGCCAGAGTGGTGATCAACAATTCCACCGCACCTCGCATCATTGAGCTTTACAGGGGCATGGCTTCGACCTGCACCACGTCAGCGCCCGCCGCGCCATATCGAGCAAAGGCAGCACGCGCGAAACCGCCACCGACATCGTGGCCATTCTCTGAGGGGGAACCGTGGAAGAACGTAAACCACTGACTGACCGACAGCAGCAGGTGCTTAATGCGCTGGTGGATTTTCACAACATGCACGGCTATCCGCCGACATACACCGAGCTTGCGGCGCTGATTGGCGTCGCGTCGGGCAATGCTGCTTTTGAACACCTGCGCGCCCTGGTGAAAAAAGGCTACATCACGATCGCCAGCGGCACCGCGCGCGGCATCAAAGTGATCGGCGTAAACGACACGCTGGCGCTTGATGAAGCCGAGGACGTTATCCGCGCGCTCCTGGCGGGTGAGGAAAGCTCGGCTGATCTGGCTAATGAATGGCTGAAACGCAGAGGGTCCGCGGCATGAAGCTGAAATTGCCTTTCCCGCCCAGCGTGAACACCTACTGGCGCGCACCGAATAAAGGGCCGCTTAAAGGCCGCCATCTTATCAGTGCCGCCGGGCGTAAATATCAGAGCGATGCCTGCGCGGCAATTATCGAGCAGTTACGCCGTCTGCCGAAGCCATCCAGCGAACCAGCTTCGGTGGAGGTCATTCTCTACCCGCCGGATGTGCGCCGCCGGGATATCGACAACTACAACAAGGCGCTGTTTGACGCGCTGACACATGCCGGAGTGTGGGAGGACGACAGTCAGGTTAAACGTCTGCTGGTGGAATGGGGGCCAGTAGTGAAGGGTGGCAGGGTGGAAATTTCGATCACCAGATATGTACCAACAGCGGTTGCAGCCGCTTAAAGGGGATACGCATGCAGCAGTTAAACACAGTGAATGTTTGTCCGGCAGTACATGCGCAGATCACAGGTCTGTGGGCGGCACATATCGCGAAGGAGGGCGCAGAGTGAGGGCGTTGTTAAACCCTGTCGTGGTAACTGAGCTTGGACTTGTTATGTTTCGTCCCGGCGCCAGCCTCCTGCCGTATTTTCGCCGCGGGCGCATGTTGCTTGAGAACGAACCCGAGCGACTGGCGGGAATGCCAAACGGTGAACTGCCACCAGCAGAGCAGCCGCTGGCGGAAGATCCGGCGCTGGCTGGCGTATTCGAAAATGAAGCGGTGTTGCGCCGCGCTGGCGGTATCAATGGTCTGGAAAGCTGGCTCGGTGATGATGCCGATTGCCAGTGGCCACACGAAAGCTGGCACGATGAGAACATGACAACCATGCGCCACGCATCGGGTGCGATCCGTCTGTGCTGGCACTGCGACAACATCCTGCGCGAGCACAGCACGGAGCAACTGGCGGCCACAGCCAGGGCAAACTGCGCAGCATACATCCTCACGACCGCACGCCGTGAGCTTGGCTTCGACGACTCCCATTCACTGACGTTGCCGGAATTCTGCTGGTGGCTGGCGCGTTACGGCCTCGCCGACGTGCTGCCGGAGGAAGCCGCACGGCAGGTTCTGCTTATGCCTAAACCGGTCATTAAATCGGTAACGCGCGAGCTTGATCTGGTGCCCTGCATGCCGCACGCGCGGGAAATCGTTGAGGAGGTAGCTAAGCAGGTGCTGGCGCTGCGCATCGATCCGGAGACGCCGGAATCCTTCATGCTGCGTCCTAAACGCCGCCGCTGGGAAAACGAGAAGTACACCCGCTGGGTTAAAGAGCAGCAATGCATGTGCTGCAACAACCCGGCAGACGATCCCCATCACCTTATCGGCCACGGTAATGGGGGAATGGGTACAAAGGCGCACGACCTGTTTGTGATCCCGCTTTGCAGAGCGCATCACGACGCGTTGCACGCTGACACCGTGGCATTTGAAGCAAAACATGGCAGCCAGCTTTTGCTGCTGTTTCGTTTTTTAGATCGCGCGCTGGCCATCGGCGTGCTGGCGTAAAGTGGAAATGACTGATGCGTGATATTCAAAAAGTTCTGGTGCGCTGGGGTAACTGGTCAAAACACAAAGTTGAAAATGAAGTTGGTTATGCGCCTATAGCGGCAGGATTCAAAGGTCTACTACCGGAGAAAGCCCCCCTCGAAATATGCACAGAGAACGATGCAATGATTATCGATAGCTGCATGGTCAAACTTAAGCTTAAGCGGCCCGATGAGTATGCTTTGCTTTTCGAACATTATGTTAAAGATGTGCCGAAGCGGGCTATAGGTCGAAGGCTAAAGTTATCGGAAGGAATGATCCGTATTAAATTTCAGATGGCTGAAGGCTTTATCGATGGCTGTCTATCTATGCTTAATGTAGGTCTTGAAATGGATAGTTGGCATTAAACAACTCAGCCCACATTGTGGGCTGTCATTTATTCCATATTATCCGCTTCACGTGAAATAGCGAAAGCAACATTTATAGCTAACAAATACGCATCATCGGTGACGCCATAAGTTTCAGGAGTAATCACATTTGAATGACGTGAATAAGCATTCTCGATGTAAGAAAGCATTTCGCTCTGGAAATGTGCGCTATCTAGTTTAAGTTCTGAGAGAGCCCTGCAAAAATGCCCATATTTTTTCAGAATAGTGGTTATAAACTTCTCTTTCTCTGACCATTCATAAAACTGTTCAATACTTAGCGGGAGATTAAGTTGCTGTAGTCTCGTCAGTTCCAAAACAATCATCTGGCATGTATCACGTAGGTAAACAGCTTTCACTATCATTTTATGTTCCCTGTTAACGTTCATCGAATTTCGTTTGGCATTAGTGATTACCTCACAAAAAAATTAAAAAAGCGTTACTGCGTTACGCAAAAAATGACGTAGCCTGTTAAGAGTGGTTAGTTCGACACGTTCTTAAATTTCAAAGTTGACTGAACCAACACATAAAAAATGTGTCTAATATATTGGTCCTTTTGATTTTTTATTTGAGGCGTTTTTAGATGACAATTGAATACACGCGCAACAATACCGTAACATTTACAGACAATGAGATGAATGCTTTTGATCGGGACTCAATTAAGGATTTTTCAGATTCCGAACTTGAAGGACGCAAAGGCGAGTTGATTCATACAGCTGATGTACTTGATGATGTCATTGATGATCCAGATTTACATCCCATGTTTAACGGTGAATATAGGGTCAATTACCATGTATATGCTGATAAACTAAATCCAACAATGGTCGTGGTTGAAGATGAAAACAATTTACAAATTTTTAGGCTTGTTCGCCCGACTGATCTGAGTGAAATCAGTGATACGATCATGACGAGAAACATAGAAATTAAACAAGAGCAAGAATATCAAAGAAATATGGAACTCTTTGAAAGAGAACAAGACGCAAGAGAAAATGACAATTAATGTTGTTCATAATTTTTATCAAGCCGCCTAACAAGGTGGTTTTATCATTCAGGCTGCCTTCGGGCAGCCTTTTTTATTCCCCTCATTCTGAGAGGACTCACAGCATATACGAGGGGGCTAAATGTCCGAACCTGTTTCCGGTTCCGCTGCGGCTGCAAGCGCTTTAACCGGTGCCAGTTTGTATGGCTTGTTAACCGGCACCGATTACGGCGTCGTGTTCGGTGCGTTCGCTGGCGCCGTGTTCTATGTCGCCACTGCTGCCGATCTGACGATTCTCCGCCGTTCGGCCTACTTCATCGTTTCTTACTTCGCTGGCGTGTACGGCTCCGGGCTGGTGGGTTCAATGCTGGCGAGCATCACCCATTACAGTGACAAACCGCTTGATGCGCTCGGCGCGGTTTTGCTTTCTGCGGTGGCGATTAAGACGCTCACCTTCTTCAGCGAGCAGGATCCTCTGTCGCTGCTGCAAAGGTGGCGGGGAGGGACAAATGGTAACAAGTGATCCGCTGGTGCTGACCAACGTGGTGACCAGTACCGCTATCGTTTTGCGCCTGATGATGTTTCATAAGCCCGGCGGGCGACACAACTGGTGGGCGTCATGGCTGGCTTATCTGATCATCCTGGCTTATGCCACGGTGCCATTCCGTTTCATGTTCAACTTCTATTTCCATGCCCACTGGGCGACCGTGCTGATGAATCTCATCATCTGCGCTGCTGTATTCGCGGCGCGCGGTAACGTAGCTCGGATATTTCACGTACTGAGGCCAGAATAATGCAGATCAGCGATAAGGGTATTGCACTCATCAAGCAGTTTGAAGGTCTGCGGCTGACGGCGTATCAGGACAGCGTTGGCGTATGGACAATCGGCTATGGCTGGGCGCAGCCGGTGGACGGCAAACCAATCCGTGCCGGGATGACCATCAAAGAGGAAACGGCAGAACGTCTGCTGCGTACCGGGCTGGTGAGCTACGAAAGTGACGTATCGAAGCTGGTGAAAGTCAAACTGACGCAGGGCCAGTTCGATGCGCTGGTTTCTTTCGCCTACAACATCGGCTCAAGGGCGCTATCCACTTCTACGCTGCTGAAAAAGCTCAACGTAGGTGATTACCGTGGCGCTGCCGATGATTTCCCGCGCTGGAACAAAGCTGGCGGGCAGGTGCTGGCCGGTCTAACTCGACGCCGTGGGGCAGAGCGTGCTCTGTTTTTGTCGTGATGAACCGCATAACTGCTATTGCATCAATTGCGGCGGTAGTCATTATCTCCGTTCTGGCAGCGCTGCTGGCATTTGCAAAAGCTGACCTGTCCTCCGCCGAAAGCGATAACCGCGTCTTGAAGAGTGACAACGCGCTGCAGGGGCAGGTGATTGCCACGCAGGCATTCAACGTGAACCGGTTTAACCAGGTGGCGCAACTGGCAGCCAGTGCTAATACCGTGGCCGCCAATGATGCCGAAAAAAACGTTATTGAATACCGGGAGATTCTTCGCCGTGAGAAAACCTGTGATCTGCCTGTTCCTGCTGATATTGCTCGCGGGGTGCTCGAATACGCGTACCGTTTACGTGCCAGCGCAATGCACGCCGATTCCGCCAGGACTGACACAACCGATGGTAGTGCCGCTGCCACCAGCGGGCTGACATATTGCCAGGCGGTGCTGTGGATTGAACCTCTTCTGGCAACCATCGATCAGGGAAATAACAACTTCGCTGGTATTCGAGACATCGAGCACAAACGCCAGAAACATTAAGTTAAAGTTTTATGCCAAAGTGACGTTAAATTATACATGTTAAAAGTATGTTTTTAGTGATGATCATGCACTAAAGCGTCATTTTATGAGTGATGAAATGAAAAAGTTGTCATTATTATTGGTTATCTTTAGTCTCGCCGGTTGCTCGCACGTACAGCAGGTTAATCACCGCAACGATAGCTATGATCGTTACTATGATTTTATAACCATATATAACTCTCCAACTTTGCAAGATGCGCAGCTTAAGGCAAATAGATTCTGTAATGGAAAAGCTTTCGCTATCCCTGAGTTGAGAGAAATGGATCTTAAGCGGTTGCAGTCTGAGAAGGATTATTTAAGAGTTGACCCTGCTGCATATCATTTTAAATGCAATGAAATGGAAGCAATGCGAGTGCGAGGCATGTATGGAGATAAAGCATCACAAACGCTTTACGAAAAGCTTTTAAAGGCCAAGATCGATGAGCAGTCAAAGCAAAGCGCGAAGGATTACGAGCAGTTAAGGCAGGCGGCAAAAGCGCCAGGTTTTCACTCTACAACAACAAAATTGCCGGGCGGCGCAGTTATGACACGTTCCTATGGTAATGGCCTTCTTTGTGAATCTGTTTACGATCAAAATGGTGGTTATAGCTCATGTGATGACGTCAATGAATAGCACTTCTGACTCTTAGAAAACCTTCCTCTAATGAATATGTTCATCAAAAGAATGAGGTAGGCATTCGTGGCGTCATGTGTAAATGGTATTATCTTCAAAGCGCAACGATTATGCCGAATACCTTAACACTGGGAACCTATCAATGGATTCAGTAACTGTCACTACTAAAGAGCAACTGAAAAAAGCAAAGGAAGATAATGTTGAAATCATCATTGTCGAAGGTGAGCTTGCTCGTGATTTAAAACGAAGCAAAAAAGTGGTCTTGGCGATTACAGGAGCAAGCGGTATCGCTTTGGCTGGTTTAATCGCAGCTGTAACAGCTGCACCAGCTACAGGCGGAGCTTCCTTTTTGGCTTACGCTGCTAGCACAGGGGCAACTGCAGCTACATTTTCTGGAATTGAAATTGCCTCAATCATTCTTGCTGGCTCTATAGGTATTACGCTTTTAATAAGTATTTTTAAAGATTATGAGGAAATTGAAGCATCTACCTCTGGTGGGATAAAATTAAAGCGTAAACAAAAGCAGTAATTTATATTTATTTTTTAAACAAGCCACTGACATTTGCCGGTGGCTTTTTATTTTGGAATAAGCCATGCCTCCTCGTACACCCAAAGCCTGCCGTGTGCGTGGCTGCCGCAGTACAACAACAGACCCATCTGGCTACTGCGAAGCGCACAAAGGCGAGGGCTGGCGGCAGTACAAGCCGGGACAGTCACGCCACCAGCGCGGCTATGGCAGCAAGTGGGACGTGATACGCGCACGCATCCTGAAGCGTGATAAGCATCTGTGCCAGGCACATCTGCGCAATGGGCAGGCTGTGTCAGCGGCGTGCGTCGACCACATCATCGCGAAGGCCAATGGCGGCACGGACGAGGACAGCAACCTTGAGTCACTGTGCTGGTCATGCCATGCCACGAAGACCGGGCGTGAACGTCTCAAATGAGAACCAGTATCATCAAGTGAGCAGAGCAGGGAGGGGGAGGGTAAATCTCTGCAGCCCCCTGCCTTCAGGACTGCCCGCCTCCCCGAATTTTTATACCCGCGAAAAATGAAATTTAACCAGGAGTGCCGCATATGGCTGGAACGGCAGGGCGTTCCGGGCGTCGCCCCAAGCCAACGGCGCGCAAGGAACTGGCCGGTAACCCCGGCAAGCGAGCCCTGAATAAAGAGGAACCGGTCTTTACGCCGATCAAAGGTGTGGCACCGCCGGACTGGTTCACAGAAGACGATCTCCCGCTGGCTTCCGTCATGTGGGAACTGACCACAGAAGAGTTATGCGGGCAGGGGCTCTTGTGCGTTACCGACCTGGCGGTGCTTGAGCGCTGGTGCGTGGCCTACGAGTTCTGGCGCCGTGCCGTGAAGAAGATCGCGGCGGAAGGCAACACCATCCCCGGTGCGATGGGCGGCAGGATAAAGAACCCCGAACTGACCGCCAAGAAAGAGCAGGAATCGGAGATGAGCTCCACCGGCTCCATGCTGGGCCTTGACCCGAGCAGTCGTCAGCGTCTTATCGGCCTGGCCGGACAGAAGAAGACCTCCAACCCATTCCTGAAGATGATTAACTCATGAGCCGGAAATCATACCCCAATGTCAACGCCGCGAATCAGTACGCCCGCAACGTTGTGCGGGGAAAGATACCGGCGTGCCAGTTTGTCATTCAGGCCTGCCAGCGTCACATTGACGATATGGCCCAGGAGAAAAGCCGCAAGTTCCGGTACCGCTTTGATAAAGACATGGCGGAGAAGGCCGCGAAGTTTATTCAGTTGCTGCCACACACAAAGGGCGAATGGGCGTTCAAACGGATGCCGATCACCCTGGAGCCGTGGCAACTTTTCATCGTCTGCTGTTCATTTGGCTGGGTGCAAAAGGGAACAAGGTTGCGGCGCTTTCGCGAGGTATATACCGAGATCCCACGTAAAAACGGCAAGTCGGCAATCTCCGCAGGCGTGGCGCTGTACTGCTTTACCTGTGACAACGAGTTCGGCGCGGAGGTTTATTCGGGTGCCACGACCGAGAAACAGGCCTGGGAAGTGTTCCGCCCGGCGCGGCTGATGTGCAAGCGCACGCCGTTGCTGGTGGAAGCATTCGGCATCGAGGTGAATGCCTCCAACCTGAACCGCCCCGAGGACGGCGCGCGGTTTGAACCGCTGATTGGCAACCCTGGCGACGGTGCGTCGCCGCACTGTGCCATCGTTGACGAATACCACGAACACCAGACCGATTCACTCTATACCACCATGCTGACCGGGATGGGTGCGCGGCGTCAGCCGCTGATGTGGGCGATCACCACAGCCGGTTACAACATCGAGGGTCCGTGCTACGACAAACGCCGCGAAGTGATCGAGATGCTTAATGACTCAGTGCCTAATGACGAGCTGTTCGGCATCATCTATACGGTTGACGAGGGCGACGACTGGACGGATCCGAAGGTGCTGGAGAAGGCTAACCCGAATATGGGCGTCTCGGTGTACCGCGACTTTCTTCTCAGTCAGCAGACCCGCGCGATCAACAATACCCGCCAGGCTGGCGTTTTTAAAACCAAGCATCTGAATATCTGGGTTGCCGCGCGCGCAGCCTTCTACAATCTTGTGTCCTGGCAGAACTGCGAAGACAAAACGCTGACACTTGATCAGTTCGAAGGGCAGCCCTGTGTGCTGGCGTTCGACCTGGCGCGCAAGCTCGATATGAACAGCATGGCGCGGCTGTTTACCCGCGAGATTGATGGCAAAACGCATTACTACAGTATGGCACCACGCTTCTGGGTACCGTATGACACGGTATACAGCGTGGAGAAAAGCGAGGACCGCCGCACCGCTGAGCGCTTCCAGAAATGGGTGGAGATGGGTTATCTCACCGTCACCGATGGCGCTGAGGTGGATTACCGCTACATCCTGGAGGAAGCCAAAGCGGCGAACAAACTGAACCCGGTCACCGAGTCACCGATTGACCCCTTCGGCGCAACCGGCCTTTCTCACGACCTGGCAGATGAGCAGCTTAATCCCGTTACCATCATCCAGAACTACACCAATATGTCAGACCCGATGAAGGAGCTGGAAGCGGCGATCGAGTCTGGCCGGTTCCATCATGACGGCAACCCCATCATGAGCTGGTGTATCGCCAACGTGGTGGGCAAAAACATCCCGGGCAATGACGATGTGGTGAAGCCGATCAAAGAGCAGAACGAAAACAAAATCGACGGCGCAGTCGCGCTGATCATGGCAATCGGCCGGGCCATGCTTAAAGAGCCTGGCGATTTCCTCTCCTCACTGGATCCAGACGAAGACCTCTTAATTCTATGAAATCAATCGTTACCGATGTTATCGGGCTGGCCGGTTACGGACTGCTCACGGCGGGGTTTTATCTGCAGTATGGGCTGGCACCCGCGCTGATGTTCTCCGGCGGTCTGTTGCTGGTGGCCGCACTGGCAATGGCCAGAAGGGGGAAACGTGTTGCTTGACGCCTTGTTCAGAAGTGAATCACTGGAGAATCCGGCCACGCCGATTAGCGGGGATCTGGTCGATACTGACGGGATTTTTAAATCTGATGTGTACGTCAGTCCTGAGACAGCCATGAAACTGGCGGCGGTCTATGCCTGTATTTACGTGCTGTCGTCAAATCTGGCGCAGATGCCGCTTCATGTAATGCGAAAGCACAACGGTAAAGTTGAGCCCGCGCGCGATCACCCGGTGTTTTACCTTATTCACGATGAACCCAATATCTGGCAGACCAGCTACAAATGGCGCGAGCTGAAACAGCGCCACATCCTCGGCTGGGGCAACGGCTATTCGTGGGTAAAGCGAAGCAGCCGTGGTGAAGTTGTGGGCCTCGAAAGCTGCATGCCGTGGGAAACAACCCTGCTGAAAACCGGCGGGCGCTATACCTATGGCCTTTACAACGAAGAGGGTGCTTTCGCCATCAGCCCGGATGACATGATCCATATCCGGGCGCTGGGCAATAACCAGAAAATGGGACTCAGCCCGATTATGCAGCACGCCGAAACCATCGGCCTGGGTATGAGCGGGCAGAAGTACACCGAAAGCTTTTTCAGCGGAAACGCACGCCCTGCCGGTATCGTTACAGTCAAAGGCGAAATAAAAAGTGAGGGGTGGGACAGATTAAAAAAAGTGTGGCAAAAAGCCGCGATGGCGCTGCGCAGCCAGGAAAACAAAACCATGCTGCTGCCGGCGGATCTCGATTACAAAGCGCTGACGGTTTCACCTGTCGATGCGCAGATAATCGACATGACCAAACTGAACCGCTCCATGATCGCCGGAATTTTCAATGTGCCGGCACACATGATTAACGATCTGGAAAAAGCGACGTTCTCCAACATCACACAGCAGGCCATTCAGTTCGTCCGCTACACCATGATGCCCTGGGTAACCAACTGGGAGCAGGAACTTAACCGGCGACTTTTCACCCGCGCTGAACTGGCAGCTGGGTTTTACACGCGCTTTAACCTGACCGGGCTTCTGCGGGGCACGCCCCAGGAGCGCGCGCAGTTCTACCACTTCGCCATCACGGATGGCTGGATGAGCCGCAACGAGGCGCGCGCGTTTGAAGACATGAACCCGGTCGATGGGCTGGATGAAATGCTTGTCAGCGTCAATGCCGCTAACCCGGCCAAAGACTTTACTACCGACCCAAAAAGCGAGGAGCAACCCAATGGATGATCGCGAAGTCCGCTGTTACAGCGGCGAGGTTCGGGCGGAGCAGCACAGTGAGCAGCCGACACACATTATCGGTTATGGCTCGGTGTTCAACAGCCGTTCCGAGCCGTTATGGGGATTCCGTGAAATCATCAAGCCCGGTGCGTTTGACGACGTGCTGAATGATGATGTGCGCGGGCTGTTTAACCATGACCCGAATTTTATTCTGGGCCGCAGCGCTGCCGGAACGCTCTCACTGGCGGTCGACGACAAGGGGTTGCGCTATGACATTACCGCCCCTGACACCCAGACCATCCGCGACCTGGTCCTGGCCCCGATGTTCCGGGGCGATATCAGCCAGTCGTCTTTTGCATTCCGCGTGGCGCGAGACGGCGAGCACTGGTACGAGGATGAGGAAGGCATTGTTATCCGTGAAATCTCACGCTTTTCACGGCTTTTTGATGTGAGCCCGGTAACCTACCCGGCCTATCAGGAAGCCGATTCCGGTGTCCGATCCATGAAAGCCTGGCAGGAGGCGCGCAACAGTGGCGCGCTGGCGCAAGCCATTAATCAACGAATGGCGCGCGAGCGCCTGCTGACCCTTCTTAACGCGTAAGGAAAAAACATGAAACTGCACGAACTTCAGCAAAAACGTAACACCATTGCCACCGACATGCGCGCGCTGCACGAAAAAATCGGTGAAGCGACCTGGACGGATGAGCAGCGTAACCAGTGGAACGCCGCAAAATCTGAACTGGATGCGCTCGATGAGCAGATCGGTCGCCAGGAGGAACTGCGTCGCCTGGATCAGTACCACATTGAAGATCTGGACGACGAGCAACGTCGGGAACAACGTAACAATACGCCGGAAGCGCAGAATGCCGAACGCCGTGCTGCGGCGTTTAATAAATTCCTGCGTCATGGCTTCAGCGAACTCTCTGCCGAAGAGCGCCAGGCAATTAAAGAACTGCGTGCTCAGGGTACATCGCCGGATGCCAAAGGCGGGTATACCGTGCCAACGCAGATCCTGAATAAAATTGTGGATTCGATGAAAGCCTACGGCGGTATCGCCAGTGTGGCGCAGATCCTCAACACTTCTGACGGGCAGGACATTACCTGGTCCACTTCCGACGGCACGGCGGAAGAGGGTGAACTGTTGGGCGAAAACACGGAAGCCTCCGAAGAAGACGTGACGTTTGGCACGGCGATCCTGGGTGCCAAGAAGCTGTCATCCAAAATCATCCGTGTGTCGAACGAACTGCTGCAGGACAGTGGTGTGGATATTGAAGCGTATCTGGCCACCCGCATTGGGCAACGTATCGGGCGTGGTGAAGCGAAATATCTGGTACAGGGTACCGGGGCAGGCACGCCGGTGCAGCCAAAAGGGCTGGTGGCTTCCGTAACCGGGACGGTAAACACGGCTGCCGCCGCAGCGTTCACCTGGCAGGAAATGAACAAGCTTAAACATGCGATCGACCCGGCTTATCGAGGTGGTCCGAAATGCCGCTGGGCTTTTAATGACTCAACGCTGCAGGTGATCGAAGAGATGGTGGATGCTCAGAACCGCCCGCTCTGGCTGCCTAATATTACAGGTGGCGCGCCCGCAACCGTGCTGGGATGCCAGTATGTGATCGATCAGGCTATCGACAGTATTGCAGCGGGTAAAAAGTTTGCTTTCCTTGGTGACTTTGACCGTTTCATTATTCGTCGCGTTTCTTACATGACGCTGAAACGTCTGGTTGAACGTTACGCTGAATATGATCAGACGGCTTTCCTGGCCTTCCACCGTTTCGACTGTGTGCTGGAAGACGTGGCTGCCATTAAAGCGCTGGTGGGTAAACCGGCGTAACAGAAAGGCTGAGTTAACCACCGCCGCGAAAGCGGTTTTTTTATGCCCGCCGTCTGGCGGGCATGGAGATTTCCATGCTGCTGACACTCCCTGAGATAAAGGCACAGTTGCGGCTTGAGGACGATTTTGCAGATGAAGATGATTTTCTTAGCCTGCTGGGCAGTGCGGTTCAGTCACGAACAGAAACGTTTCTGAACCGCAAGTTATACGACAAACAGGAAAGTATCCCGGAAGAGGATCCAGAAGGGCTGGTGCTCACCGACGATATACGCCTGGGCATGCTCCTGCTGCTGACGCATTACTATGAAAACCGCTCGTCGGTCAGTGAAATTGAGAGGTCAGAAATGCCGCTGGCCTATAACTGGCTGGTAGGCCCGTACAGGTTCATCCCGCTATGAAGTTACGCCATGCGCAAACCAGCGCAACTTATATCCTCCCCGACCCGGGTGAACTCGACAGGCGGGTGCAGATCCGCCAGCGCGTCGATACACCCTCGGATGATATGGGGACTGAGCCGACGTATCCGGTGGCTTTTTACACCTGGGCAAAGGTGACGCAGACCAGCGCCACCACCTATCAGGAAACGGCACAGACGAATAATGCCATCACCCATTACATCACGATCCGCTGGCGTACCGGTATCACAACAGATTTTGAAGTGGTGCTCGGCGACGAGGTGTTTCGTGTGCAACGAGCCCGCGATCTCAACAGCAAACGGCGTTTTTTGTTGCTGGAATGTTCCGATCTCGGCGTGCCGTTGAACAACGGAGGGAGCAGCAATGGCGACACCCTTTTTTCACGTTGATTTTCAGCAGCCCAGCGAGATGCGCTTCAACCGCGCGCGGGTGCGACGTGCCTTTATTCGTATTGGCCAGAAGCATATGCGTGATGCCCGCCGCCTGGTGATGCGGCGTGGCCGTTCAGAACCCGGCGCAAACCCCGGATTCCAGAGTGGCCGGCTGGCGAAGTCCATAGGCTTTATGGTGCCAAAGGCAAACAAGCGACGTCCTGGCTTTATGACGCGCATCGCGCCGAACCAGCGCAACGGGCAGGGTAACAGGCTTATCACCGGCGACTTCTATCCGGCCTTTCTGTTCTATGGTGTTCGCGGCGGTGCGCGGCGTCGCCGCAGTCATCATCGGGGGGCCTCCGGAGGAAGTGGCTGGCGACTGGCGCCGCGTAACAACTTCATGGTTGAAACACTGAACCACAACGCCCCCTGGACGCGTTATTTCCTCGCCCGTGAGTTGCGCCTCTCACTGAAGCCGGAGAAACGCCGTAAATGAAACTGACCCCGATTATTGCTGCACTGCGCTCCCGCTGCCCGATCTTTGAAAACCGCGTTGCAGGCGCTGCGCAGTTCAGGAACCTGCCGGAGGCCGGGAAACTGGCGCTACCGGCGGCCTATGTTGTGCCGGGGGATGATTCACCGGGCGAGCAGAAAAGCCAGACCGACTACTGGCAGGATCTCCGGGAGGGCTTTTCCGTCATTGTTTTCATCAGCAACGGGCGCGATGAGCGCGGGCAATGGGCTTCTTATGATGTGGTTCACGATATCCGCAACATGATTTTCAGAGCCCTGCTTGGCTGGAACCCCGAGCCGCACGGCGAGCCCATTACCTACGACGGCGGCACATTGCTGGATGTTAACCGCTATGAGCTGACCTATCAGTTTGATTTTGTCGTTGAAAACGAATTATCCGTTGCCGACACGCGCCAGCAGGAAGAACTGGACTCCCTTGATGACCTGCTGACGCTGTCTATTGACGTCGATTTTATCAACCCCGGCAATGGCCCGGATGGTGTCATCGAGCACCACACGGAAATCCACTTTCCCGAAAACTGAGAGGCCCCATGTTTGTAAAACCCGTAGCCGGGCGGTCAGTTCCTGATCCTGCCCGCGGTGATCTTTTGCCCGAAGGCGGGCGAAATGTCGAAGAAAACAGCTACTGGCTGCGCCGGGAAGCTGACGGCGACATTAAGCGCGCGGACAACGTTAATCTGAAAAAGGTGAAATCCGATGACAATCAGTTTTAATAACGTTCCGGCTAACACGCTGGTGCCGTTGTTCTATGCCGAGATGGACAATTCGGCGGCGAACACCATGCAGGACTCAGCCCCGGCGTTACTGCTGGGGTACGCCAACACCGGTGCCACTATCGCCACCAATTCGCTTGTGCTGATGCCATCAGCCGATTACGCGAAACAGATTTGCGGTGCAGGCAGCCAGCTTGCGCGCATGGTCGAAGCATACCGCGCGACAGATCCGTTTGGTGAACTCTATGTGATCGCCGTGCCTGAACCGGCAGCCGGTACAGCGGCAAAAATCACCCTGACAGTAACCGGCGCAGCGACGGAAAGCGGGATCGTCAATGTGTATATCGGTCGTACCCGAATCCAGGCCGCTGTGGTGAACGGCGATGATGTTACCGCAGTGGCGGCCAGCATCAGCGCAGCCATCAGTGCGGACGTAACACTGCCATTCACTACATCGGCGGCGCTGGGCGTTGTGACACTCACCGCCCGACATAAGGGGCTGTGTGGTAACGAAATTCCGGTCACGCTGAACTATTACGGCTTCGGTGGTGGCGAAGTGCTGCCTGCCGGTGTCTCGGTAGCGGTCGCCTCCAGTACTGCAGGCGCAGGCGCGCCCGGTCTGTCCGGCGCGATCGCTGCAATGGCTGATGAACCGTTTGACTATATCGGCCATCCGTTTAACGACCAGGCATCGGTTAACACCATCGCCAGCGAAATGAACGATACCAGTGGTCGCTGGAGCTATGTTCGTCAGCTTTACGGGCATGTGTACACCGCGAAGCTTGGCACCCTGTCTGAACTGGTGGCGGCCGGTGACCTGTTCAACCTGCAGCATATCACCTTGGCGGGTTACGAAAAAGAGACGCAGACCCCGGCAGACGAACTGGCGGCCAGCCGCACGGCCCGCGCCGCCGTATTTATCCGCAATGATCCGGCGCGCCCCACGCAGACCGGCGAGTTGGTAAATATGCTGCCTGCGCAGAAAGGGAAACGCTTCACAATGACCGAGCAGCAATCTCTTCTGGCGCACGGTGTGGCGACGGCCTATGTCGAAGGGGGTGTGCTTCGCATCCAGCGCGATGTGACCACTTACAAAACCAACGCCTGGGGCACGGCGGATAACAGCTATCTCGACAGCGAGACGCTCCATACCAGCGCCTATGTGCTGCGCTCGCTGAAGTCAGTCATTACCAGCAAATACGGCCGCCACAAACTGGCTAACGACGGGACCCGCTTCGGACCCGGCCAGGCGATTGTGACCCCGTCCGTGATCAAGGGTGAACTTCTGGCGGTTTATCGCCGTCTTGAGCGCGCAGGCATTGTCGAGAATTACGATCTGTTCAAACAGTACCTCATTGTTGAGCGCGACGCGAACAACCCTAATCGCCTCAATACCCTTTTCCCGCCGGATTACATTAACCAGCTTCGTGTCTTTGCTGTCGTTAATCAGTTCCGCCTGCAATACCCAGAGGAGACAGCCTAATGTCCAGGATTGGTGGCACCTGTTATTTCAAAATTGACGGGCTTCAGTTGTCCCTGACCGGCGGCATTGAAGTACCAATGAACAAGACGGTCAATGACGATGTTATCGGCCTTGATGGTTCTGTGGATCGCAAGGAGACACACCGCGCGCCCTATGTTAAGGGGACTTTCAAGGTGCCGAAGGATTTTCCTGTCAATAAAATCACCACGTCAGATCAGATGACCATTACCGCCGAACTGGCGAATGGACAGGTCTACGTATTGTCGTCTGCCTGGCTTCATGGCGAAGCAAACCACAACGCCGAAGAAGGCACGGCAGATCTTGAATTCCACGGTGAAGAAGGGGATTACCAGTGAGCGAACTTGTACTGACAAAGCCGATTCAGGCTCATGGTGAAACGATCAGCGTGCTTGAATTTGATGAGCCAACAGGGAAAGACGTGCGCGAGCTGGGCTATCCGTATCAACTGAATCAGGATGAGTCCATCAGGCTGCTGGCTAACGTCGTTGCGAAATACATCATCAAGCTTGGCAAGGTTCCACAAAGCTCTGTTGATCAGATGTCCCCTGTGGATCTGAACAACGCCGGCTGGCTGGTGGCCGGTTTTTTCCTCAAGGGCTGACAGCCGCATCAATCATTGATCGTTATTTCGACTGCGCCAGTTACTGGCGCATTAACCCTTATGAATTGTTGAATATGCCGATCAGTGAGGTACCGCTGCTGATTAGCCAGGCGAACAGGATAGAGCAGGAGAAAAACTGATGGCAGGTGAGTTTGAACTGAAAGCGCTCATCACGGGCGTTGACAGGCTTTCGCCCGCGCTTGGTCGCATGCAAAAAAGTATCAGCAAATTTAAGCGGCAGGCGGAGGAAGGCGGGCGCGGCGGTCTGGTAATGGCCGCCGGGCTTGCCGCCGGACTCACTTTATCGCTTCGCTCATACGCCCAGCAGGAGGATGCGGCGACCGGTCTTAAAGTCGCCATGATGCAGGCAAACGGACAGGTCGGCGCGAGCTTCGAAAATATCAACAAACTGGCCATCGGTCTGGGTAATAAGCTCCCCGGTACCACTGCCGATTTCCAGAACATGATGCAGATGCTGGTGCGACAGGGTATTCCGGCAGAAAACATCCTTGGCGGCGTGGGTGAAGCCACTGCCTACCTTGCTGTTCACCTCAAAAAAACACCCGAAGCGGCAGCGGAATTTGCTGCCAAAATGCAGGATGCTACCGGCACAGCATCAAATGACATGATGGGGCTGTTTGACACTATTCAGAAAGCCTTTTACCTCGGCGTTGACGATACCAACATGCTGTCTTTTTTTGCCAAGACCAGCTCTGTACTTAAGATGGTTAACAAGGACGGGCTGAAAGCCGCTCAGGGTCTTGCGCCGATAAGCGTAATGATGGATCAGATGGGCATGGAGGGTGAGTCAGCCGGTAATGCGTTGCGAAAAGTCATTCAGTCTGGTCTTGATGTCAGGAAGGTCAAAGCGGTGAATAAAGTGCTGGGCCGCCAGAAACTCGGCATCAGTCTCGATTTTACTGATGGTAAGGGGGCTTTTGGTGGACTCGATAACCTGTTTACGCAGTTATCAAAACTGCGCAAATTAACGGACGTCAAACGCACCGGCGTCCTTAAGGCATTGTTTGGTGATGATGCAGAAACCCTTCAGGTGGTAAATGCGCTCATTGATAAAGGCAAGGACGGTTACGACCAGATTCAGGACAGAATGAACAGGCAGGCCAGCCTGAATAAGCGCGTGGAGGCGCAGTTAAATACATTAACCAATCTCTGGGATGCCATGACCGGTACAGCGGTAAACGGGCTTGCTTCGATTGGTAGCGCATTTTCTGGCGATACAAAAAAAGTGATCACCTGGCTTGGCGATATCAGTGAGAAGTTCGGTAAATTCGCCGAAGAAAACCCGAAAGTTATCAGAGGCCTCGTTGGTGCTGCCGCCGGGTTTATCGGTCTGAAACTTGCCATGCTTGGCGTTAACACCGCGCTGGGCTTTATCGGTGGTTCACTGAAAATGACACCGATGGGGGCTTTTCTGCGCCTGGCTGCAATCGGTATCGGTTATGTAATCGCTAACTGGGATAAATTTGGCCCGGTAATAGAGAATCTGTTGGGAAAAATCGATTCTCTTACCAGCGGGACAGATGGCTGGAAGATTGCGCTGGCAGGCGTGGCGGCGTATATCGCGGGTAAGTGGCTCACCACGATTATCAGTTCAGTCAGAACAGTGGGCACAGAGGCTGATATTGCTAACAAGAAAATGGGGTTGCTGGGTAAGTTTGGGCTGGCATCCATGCTCTACGCGCCTGTGGAAGGTGCGATGGAATCAACTATCGGCAAAACCTCTGCTGGCGACTGGATGAAAAACAACGGTCTGTTCTTTGCTTCTGACTGGACGCCCTTTTTCAACAGACAGAATATGGAAGAGTATGAGAAGGGAATCAACCGCGGATCGGGCGCTGCTGGTACTACACCCAAAGGAGAACTCAGGGTCTCTTTTGAGAATGCGCCACCTGGCATGAAAGTGGATCCTGCCGGCCCCGGTTTCCAGGGGATCAGTTATGATGTGGGATATACCAACATAGGCCGACCCTATTAACCCCCGGTATTTTTATCTTCTCAATTAATAACCCGCTCCGGCGGGTTTTTTTGTACCCGGAGAAATTATGGCGTGGAAAGACAGGCTTGTTGATGCGTCGTTTCGCGGCGTGAAATTTAAAGTTGAAGATGAAAACGCGGGCGTTGGCCGCCGCGTTGAAACGCACGAATACCCGAACCGTGACAAGCCGTACACCGAGGACCTTGGCAAAGTGACCATGCGGCCGACAATTTCGGCGTATGTGATCGGTGATGACTGCTATGAGCAGCGCGACAGGCTCATCGAGGCGCTGAACAAACCCGGCCCCGGCACGCTGGTGCACCCGTCTTATGGCGAGCTTAAAGTCTGTGTTGATGGCGAAATCCGCGTCAGCACCACGACCAGTGAAGGGCGCATGGTGCGCTTCGACATGCGATTCGTCGAGGCCGGTGAACTCTCTTACCCGACGTCCGGCGCTGCGACAGCACAAAACCTGACCACATCGTGTTCCGCTCTCGATGACTGTATCAGCACGGGTTTTGAACAGTTCGGTATGGATGGCATGCCGGACTTCGTTCAGGCTGGGGTTATTGAAGATGCGACCAGCATGGTGGGTTTCGTTTCCGACAAAATGAAAATGGTCGATTCTGCGATTTCAGCCGCCGCCAGGGCTATGCAGGGCGATATCTCCGTCCTGTTGCCGCCGCCGTCATCCGGTAAAAATTTTGTTGAAGCGCTGCAGACCATGTGGCGCGCCGGGAAACGCTTATCAGGAAATGCCGGGGATCTCTTCACGATGATTAAAAACTTTTCCGGCATCACGCTGGGAAGTGACCTGGCGCCGCATGGTGTCTGGAAAACAGACAGCGTGACCACCCGCAACCGGATCCGGCAGAGTAATTATGTCGCCAGTGCTATCCGCACCACGGCTATCAGTGAGGCTGCTTACGCCGTGACAAATCTGCCTGCGCCGAAAGCACCTGTTGTGTCTGACAGCAGTCAGCAAGCCGGCTGGCCTGTGGTGTCTCATCCCGCCCTGAATAATGCTCCTGCAGCGATAACCACAACAGAGTTGCCGACCTGGGAAGATCTGGTGGATATCCGCGACACGCTGAACCAGACGATAGACAAAGAGATGTCACGTACCGGAGACGATCAGTTGTTTCTGGCGCTTCGCCGGGTCAAGGCCGATCTGAATGCTGATATCAGCGACCGGCTCCAGCAGACACAGAGAACGGTTATCCGTACGCCAGACGAGGTGACGCCCGCACTGGTGCTGGCAGCAACCTGGTACGATAACGCCGGGCGGGACAGCGACATTATCCGCAGAAACGCGATTTCCCATCCCGGCTTTGTCCCTGTTGAAGAACTGAGGGTGCCAGTGCAATGAACGATAACGTAACGCTGCGTGTGGACGGGCGGGAGTGGGGCGGCTGGACGTCGGTGCGGATTGGTGCCGGGATTGAGCGGCTGGCACGTGATTTCAGTGTTGAAATCACCCGCGAATGGCCCGGCGGTGATGAGGCAAAATCACTGCAGCCGCGCATCAGGAACGGCGCAAAGGTTGAGGTGCTGATTGGCGATGACCTGGTCATGACCGGCTGGGTTGAAGCCACACCGGTACGCTACGACGCACTGTCAGTCAGCACCGGTATAAGCGGTCGCAGCCTCACGGCTGACCTTATTGACTGCGCCGCCGAACCGAAGCAATTCAACGGGCAGTCGCTGGTTCAGGTTGCCACCGCACTGGCGAAACCGTTCGGTATCGAGGTGGTGAATTCCGGCGCGCCCTCCGGTGCGATACCCGGCGTGCAGCCTGATCACGGCGAGACGGTAATCGAAGTGCTGAACAAAATGCTGGGTAATCAGCAGGCGCTGGCGTATGACGACCCGCGCGGGAGGCTGGTGATCGGCGGTATCGGATCCACCCGGGCAACCACGGCGCTGGTACTGGGGCAAAACATCATCAACTGCGACACGGAGAAAAGCATCCGGGAGCGGTTTTCCACGTATCAGGTCAGCGGGCAGCGTGCCGGTAATGATGATGATTTTGGCGCGGCCACCACCACGGCACTGCGCGCAAAAACGGCGGATGCCGGTATCTCCCGCTATCGCCCGATGGCCGTCCAGCAGACCGGCCAGGCGACCGGTGCGAGCTGTATTGCCCGTGCTGAGTTTGAAGCCCGCCAGCGCGCAGCGCGCACGGATGAGACAACGTATACGGTGTGGGGCTGGCGGCAGGGTGACGGCACCCTGTGGCAGCCTAACCAGCGCGTAATCGTATCTGACCCGGTTTGTGGCTTCGATAACCGAGAAATGCTTATCTCTGAAGTGTCCTTCATCAAAGACCGCAGCGGCACACTTGCCGAGCTGCGTATCGGTCCGCCGGATGCGTATCTTCCTGAGCCGATTGACCCGAAGAAACGTAAAAAATCCACTGACAAGGACCCCTTCTGATGCGTGCACTGCAGAGCCTGCAACGGCAGGTACAGAGCCTTATTGCACGGGCGGTCATCGGCAGCGTTAACGCCGGTACGAAGTGTCAGACCGTCGATGTTGCCATGATCGCGGGCGAAGAGAAATCCGGCATTGAACACATGGAGCCCTACGGCTTTACATCCCGCGCCACATCAGGTGCAGAAGCAGTCCTTCTTTTTCCGGATGCAGACCGCTCACATGCCGTGGCGGTGGTTGTTTCCGATCGCCGGTACCGGATTAAGGGGCTAACCGGCGGTGAGGTGGCGATTTACGACGACCAGGGACAGTCCGTAACACTGACCCGTGCCGGGATCGTTGTTGATGGCGGCGGTAAGCCGATCACCTTCACCAACGCGCCAAAGGCCAGATTTGAAATGGACATCGAGTCCACCGGGCAAATTAAGGATCTGTGTGACAGCAACGGGCAGACAATGGCCGGTATGCGCTTCGCCTATAACGGGCACCGACACCAAGAGAACGGGCAGGGCAATAACACAGACACCCCAACCACACCAATGGAGGCGTGATGGAACTCTGGCTGACAGTAAACGGACAACGGGTAAGCGCCAGCGCGCAACTGGATATGCTGACCCGCGCCGTGGTGATTTCTCTTTTTACATGGCGCCGCGCTGAACCCGACGATAACGCCGATATCCCGATGGGATGGTGGGGCGACTCTTTCCCCGCTGTGCAGAACGATCGCTATGGTTCCCGCCTGTGGCTACTGCAACGCAGCAAACTGACCAATCAGTTAGTGCAGACTGTGCGGGTTTATATCCGCGAGTGCCTGCAGTGGCTCCTTGATGACGGGGTGGTGTCACGCATTGATCTGGACATTCAGCGCACTGGTATCAATGAGCTTGCAAACAGCATCACGCTGTGGCGCCGGGACGGGCCAGTGACGATTTCATTTAACGACTTATGGAGCGCGATCACCGATGCCGGACAGTGAATTTCAGAGGCCGACGCTGGCCGAAAATATCAGCATGATCCGCACCGACCTTTTTTCGATGCTGGATGTGAGCGACACGCTGCGCCGTATGGACGAAGATGTTCGTGCGAAGGTTTACGCGGCCGCACTGCATACGGTTTATGGGTATATCGATTATCTGGCAACCAACATGCTGCCGGATCTCTGTGATGAAACCTGGCTGGCGCGGCACGCGTCAATGAAACGTTGCCCGCGTAAAGATGCGACAGCGGCAAACGGGTATATGCGCTGGGATGGTGTAACCAACGACATCACCGTCTCTGCTGGTGCCGTCATCCAGCGGGATGACCTTGTGCAATATACTGCGACCGCTGATGCAACCAGTGCTGGCGGGATTCTGCGGCTACCCATTTCATGCGCTGAAACGGGCGTGACAGGTAATGCTGACGATGGGACGGCACTGTCACTGGTGACGCCTGTTACCGGGCTGCCTTCCGGTGGCGTGGCTGACACGCTTACCGGCGGCTTTGACGTTGAAGATCTGGAAACCTGGCGTGCCCGCGTGCTGGAGCGCTACTACTGGACGCCGCTTGGTGGTGCTGACGGCGATTACATTGTCTGGGCGAAAGAGGTATCCGGCGTCACCCGTGCCTGGACATACCGGCACTGGCTCGGTACCGGCACAGTCGGCGTGATGGTGGCCAGCAGTGATCTTGTTAATCCAATACTGGACGCCGCCACGGTGGCGGCTGTGCAGGCACATATTGAACCGCTGGCACCGGTCGCAGGTTCTGATCTCTATGTTTTCACCGCCGTACCCCATACCGTCAATTTCACCATTGACCTGAACCCGGACACCGCGCCTGTGCGCGCGGCGGTTGAGGCGGAGTTACGTGCCTTCCTCCTGCGTGATGGCGTACCGGAAGGGGATCTGGAACTTTCCCGCATTAACGAGGCCATTTCTATCGCGACCGGTGAATACAGCCACACCCTGGTTACACCTGCGGCGGATATCGCGATTGCAAAAAACGAGCTTGCGGTGCTGGGGGTTATCACATGGCTGTAACCCGTGACGATTACATCAGCCTGCTGTCTGCACTTCTTCCGCCTGGTCCGGCATGGTCCCCTGATGATCCAGCGATAAAAGGTGCAGCCCCCTCATTACTGCGGACACATCAGCGTGCAGATGCACTGATGCATGAGATTGATCCGCGCACCACAACCGAACTTATCAACCGCTGGGAGAGAATTGCAGGGTTACCGGATGAGTGCATCCCTGAAGGAACCCAGACAATCAGGCAGCGCCAGCGACGTCTTGATTCAAAACTCAATCTGAGCGGCGGCATTAACGAAGCGTTTTATCTCTCGCAACTCGCGGCACTCGGCATGCCTGGCGCCACAATAACCCGTTATGACAAGAGCGCGTTTAAATGCACATCGAAGTGCACGGACGCGCTCTGGTCACCGGAGTGGCGTTACTACTGGCAGGTCAATATGCCGTCATCGGTAAATATCACGAACATGACTTGCATAGATAACTGCAAATCCCCACTGCGATGGTGGGGGGAAACTGTTGTTGAGTGCGTTCTGACAAAGCTTTGCCCGTCTCATACCTACGTAATTTTTAAATATCCGGAGTAACCATGCATCGTATTGATACAGCCACCGCTCAGGTGGACAAATTTGGCGTGGGTAAAAATGGCTTTACGGCCGGAAATCCACAATCAGGAACCCCAGCAACAGATCTGGACAATGACTATTTTGACATGCTCCAGGAAGAGCTTGCAAAGGTAGTAGAGTCTACTGGAGTCGAGCTGGATAAGGAAAAGCATGATCAGCTTTTAACGGCACTCAAGTATTTATTTCAGTCAAAAGATGCAACGTTAACAGCCATTGCAGCGCTTGTAACCAGCGCCGATAAGTTACTTTATTTCACTGGAGTAGATACAGTCGCTCAAACGGCTCTGACTGATATTGGTCGTAACGTTCTAAGTCAGACATCTATTGCCAACCTGCTGACTTACCTGACTCTTGGTACTGCTGCACAAAGGAACGTCGGAACAGGCACTAACCAGCTTCCTGATATGTCTTCTTTTGCGGGAGTGTTCGCAAATCAGGGTTACCAGAGGTTACCCGGAAACCTGATTTTTCAGTGGGGGGCAATACCGGCACAGGCAATGACAAATGGACAAACCGGCACTCAGACCTTTCAGATTACTTTCCCGAATGCCTGCTTCCAGGTAATTGTAGGTTCTACAGCGGGCACTATCGGCACCACATCAGAAGAAGGCTTTTTTTGCGCCTCTAGAAACACAACAGGTTTTAACTGGACAAGCGCCTGGCAAAGCCGGACAGCATCTTTGGGGGAAATTCCATATTTTGCAATAGGGAATTAATTACAAAGGCAAGCACATCAAAATCTGTTTATACAGGATTTGGATATAACTATGACTACTTATTTCTCTGCTACAACGCGCGGATTTTATCCTGATGCATTTAAATCCGACTATGACGCCGCTGGAACGTGGCCTGCCGATGCTATAGAAGTAACAGACGCGCAATGGAAAGAATACACAGGTGCAGCACCTGATGGAAAGCAACTCGGATCTGACTCGTCTGGCGCGCCTGTATGGGTGGATATTCCATCTCTTCCCTCAGATGTTCTTTATGAGCAGGAATTGAATGAAATCAATTCAGATTACGAGAAAGACATTTCAGATCTTGTGTTGAAGTATTCCAGGGCTGGGCTTTTTGATGACGGTACAGAAGCGTCGAAGAAAGCTGAGCTATTTTCTGCGCTTCAGGCAAGGCAAACAAAATACACGTCTGATTTAAATGAACTTGATATTAAGTATGGAGCTTAATCATGGCAGCGAACGAAGTGCAGGATATCACACCACCGGCACAGTGCCCAAATTGTCTGGAATCTGGCACTGTATCAGTTATCACAAAAACGATTGGCGGAGTTACACGTTATTACTTCCAGTGTTCTTCATGCGGTTATCGTTGGCCTGTTCCCGCCTCATAAATAATCATACATGCTGTTCTACGCTGATACATGAATTTTCGTTCTCTGTGTCGCCTTTTACGGGTGCGTTACCGCTGGCACCAAGGCAAATGCGGCATGGCGAAGTTATGGCGCTCTTTCATAAATTAAATAGGCGGCATACGCCGCCTTTTATCATTTTTTATTACATGAGAGGGTTTGGATTATCTTTCCTGTACATAAAGTACGTCCATTTCATTGCTCTGATACTCATGTGCCCGGTATCGTGGTACATAAGACTTCCCATGGCGAACGGAGAATAATTTCCATTCCGCTTTATCAGATAGGATGGATCAACCGAAACTGTGTTAGGTAATTTACTTAAAGCGGCTTCGATCTTTAATCGTGACTCAACCATGCCTGGGACTGGTTTAAATACAGTTTCAGCATTACATTGCTTGCGTTCATAACATGTGAATGGGTTAGTTATAAACTCTGGCATTTGCTGCATTATCACAAGTTTTTTTGTATGTGCAGCGTAATAAGACATCATTTTGTTATAGTCTGTGCGCTTATAAGAGTCATTTGCATCGTCTCTTTCCCATCGGTTAGCAATAATGATAATGTCGTATTTATTGCTCTCTACCTCTTTAGGTATTAACTTTCTGAAATTAAGGCAAACATCAGGATTTTCTCCAAATGGCTTAATATCATTTGTCGGGAAGCAAGAAGAAGTGCTAAGTTGTTTGACTTTTACTTTTGCCTCCTTTGCCATTTCATCAACAAACGGTCCAAAATGTCCGGCATGTGAATCACCGATGTATAATGCAAGTTTTTGTGATTTTTTATCACCAATGTAGCAGTTTGCCAGTTTATTTGTGAACTTAATCCCTTTCACACCTTCCGCGCTTACGTGACACCATCCCTCGTCCATTCCTGCATACTTTATATCATCCTTGATAAGGTAAAGTGATTTATCTGTAAATCTTCTCTCAAATCCATTTGTTATATTTGATGCTACAAATGCAGCGACAGTAATAATTATAAATATAATGTTGAAAAATATTAGTGATTTTAAAAATTCTAATTTCGACCTTCTTATTGGTATTTCAATAATTTTTAGCGTTGAAAATGATAAAATCATCGTGAAAATAAATATAATTGCCTTTACATAAACTGAATCAAGACATCCAATATAATTAGCGAAAGCTATTAAAGGCCAATGCCAAAGATAGATAGAAAAAGAAATCAAACCCACCCACACAACAGGCTTTATGCTATAAATACGAGATGCAATATTGCTCCTGAAACCTGATCCTCCTGCTATTACCAAAAAAGCACCAAGTGAAGGGATTGCTGAATTTATGCCTGGAAATGTTGATGTTGAGTCAATTGATATGGCAGACCAAAAAATCATTGCTGTGCCAATAATTACAGCAACTGAAGAATTAAAATTACGTGCAACTTTGTAATCACGATGCATTAACGCAAGTGCAGATCCAAGAAGCAAGCCACCTGAGCGTGTGTGTATCATATAATATGCATACCCAGCATCAGTAATTGTTATATGCTGTGATATTGCAAAAGAAATTACCGCTAATGCTACTGAAAAAATACCGAGATGTTTTCCTTTGAATAGTTTACATAATACAATAAGAATCAAAGGCCATACAAAATAGAATTGTTCCTCTACAGCAAGGGACCACATATGAAGAAGCGGCATTTCATCTGATGCTGATGAAAAATATGCTCCGGTAACATACCAAAAGAAAAAGTTAGCTGCATAAATTGATGTAAATAATGAACTGTCAATTAATGATGCATAATCATTTGGTAGTAAAATAAACCATCCAGCAATAAGTGTACATATAGTGACTAATAAAACGTTTGGCACTATACGCTTTATTCTTCGATTGAAGAAATCTGCAAAAGAAAATTTTCCTTCATCAATGGATCTCACTACAATCCCTGTTATTAAAAATCCAGAGATTACAAAGAAAACATCTACACCAATGAATCCACCAGTAAAAAAAGGCAACCTCAAGTGGTAAGCAAACACTAGTAAAACTGCCAATGCCCTTAAGCCATCAATATCAGCTCTATATCGTACATTCATTCCGAAAACCCATAAATTATAATTGAATAGCCGTCATGGCTTAGTTTTTGTGGCTTAATGTTAGCACTTCATGATGGATTTCTCATGCAAAAACAGTGCATACCGACACATGACTAATTTAGCTGTGGGTATTGCTGACCGATCAGATTTCGAAAAATGCATTTAACTTTTGTGCAAAAATTAAATTATGTGTTCAATCATGAGGTTACCAATGGATATCAGATGTAAGTATTGATCTCAGATGCTAGAAATAATACTGTATACATATACAGCTATGATGTGGGGTGAGCATGCCACGCAACTACGAAATCAAGGCCGCCTTTGTGGCTTCCATACAGCGGAACCCGAAAGGGTATCAGTATCTTCAGCACTGCTGACTTCATCCGTGAGCTTAACGCGCGCAACTGGCATTTCAGCGAACGCGATGCTAACGACTGGATAGAACGCTATCAACCGTACTTCGTGGACAAAACACCGGACGTAAGCGAAAACCGGCTCTGGATGCTTCGCAACATGGGGAGTATTCAGTAATGGGATTCCCTTCGCCAGCCCAGGACTACATCGAAGACCGGTTATCTCTCGATAAGCAGTTTGTCGCGCATCCGCATGCCACATATTTTATGCGAGCTGGAAATACGTACTGGCGCGCCGGAATAACGCAGGGGGCATTGCTCATTATCGATTGTTCACTGACGCCCTGTGATGGTTCAGTGGTGGTGTGCAGCCTGGCTGGTGAATTCCACCTGCGGAGATTTCGGCTGTACCCTTACCGGCATTTTGAACGGCTGGACGACGGTCGCACGGAGAGAATAGATCCTGAAACAGCCGATGATAACGACGGGATTTTTGGAGTGGTAACGCATGCAGTAAACGATATGCGAACGCTGGAATTTGATGACTGCCCGGTGATGTGACAAACCAGCAATATGTTTCGCCATTGAAACTTTCTTCATCCTGCAAGCTACTGATTTTATGAGAGCATGAAAACAAGAATAATGGCGAAACTTCAACGTAACTAACTGTTTTTAAATAATTACGCGCCTGATTTAAAATCCCATGTTGTTCGAAAATAACGCGCAGATATGAGACTACATAGTGCCAAAAAGCGGTTATCAAAACTCAAAAACAACTTTTGATAATCATGGACTTAGAAATCAGTGTAAAACAGCCATATCAACATCAAAAACCACATATTCTATATATTTATCAATTTTTTATAAATAATCCTAATAACTACTGCTGCGCCATATGGGCTGGGTTGAAGCGGCAGACCTGATCGTCAAAGGCATGAGCAGCGCGATTAACGCCAAAACTGTGACCTACGATTTTGAACGTCTGATGGAAGGCGCTAAGCTGCTGAAATGCTCAGAGTTTGGCGACGCGATTATCGCGAACATGTAATCCGCTTCGCGGGTTACACAAGAACGGGAGCCTGAGGGTTCCCGTTTTTTATTGCGTGTGAATAATTAGCAGACTGATGAAAATTAACTTCGCGGATATTTACTATATTAGTCTGCAATAATGCTTTGGTTTTTACTCATTGCTGGTTATCAATCTTAAGGTTTTATTAATATTCCCTGCGTAGTTGGGGTAATGCGGCTTAAAAATAAGAATTAATGAGATTTCCGAATCTGGGTAAACTTAATATGCTTATAAAGTGTTCTCACTGTGAAGGTATAAAAATCATGTTTAAGCGTCGCACTTTTAATACTGCTCTTGCGGCGGTGATTTCACTCTCTTTACTCGCGGCTCCTGCTTTTGCTAATCCGGGCAACGGAAATGGTAACGGCAATAGTGGTGGTAATCATGGCAATAGCGGCAATAAAGGCAACAGCGGAAACAGAGGGAACAGCAGTGCCGCAGCCGATCAGGGTAATCGTAAAAACTATGGAAAACCGGACCACGTGGAGTCGGACATTAGTGTCTCCCGCGCCCGTTCTCTGGCGATAAACTATGGCTTAACAGGTTACCAGGCACTGCCTCCTGGCATTGCTAAAAACCTTGCGCGCGGTAAACCTTTACCTCCGGGCATTGCTAAAAAAGCCGTACCTGCATCAATGCTGGGCCAGTTGCCTTATTATCCCGGTTATGAATGGCGTATTGTCGGCGACGATCTGGTGCTGGTCGCACTGAGTACAGCCATTGTTACCGCCATCATCAATGGTGTATTTGATTAA